CAATTGTAATTCCGAACGTAGTAGCAGCAACCGACGGACTTGGCAGATATTTATCAGCTATATTTGTCGGCCCCCATATCTCAACACATTTTTTATTAACAACTTCAAAACCAATTACCTTTTCTTTTGCTTTGGCGTTTCTTAAATCCCCCAACCTATACGCTTGATCTTTGGCAGGGCAATCAATTTCTTTTTCCTCTGGTAAGACATCATCACCGGGTAAATCAGCATCAGGAGGATTAGCAGGATCAGGAGGGTTAGGCGGTTGAGCTTTTTGAACATATTGCATTTTCTTAGGGTTATATTCAATTGGCGTATAACTAGGAATTAAAAAATCTATTCCCGGCTTTTGTACGTTTAGTTCTCTTGTGATATGGGGCGTATTAATTAACGTGTTAATCTTTGGTATCTGTATTTTTTGAATCTTCTGTATTTCAGACACTAATAATTTTTAATTAACCTGATTCCAGCGCTGCAACTTTAGCCTCTAAACTTTCAATTTTTGTAATTGCATCTTTCAAAGCAGCTGTTAACACTGGAATGGTTTTAGTGACATCCATAACTTGAATATGAATACTTCCATCTGACTTAACTTGATCTTTATTGCCATCAACGGCTTCAGGAATTACGCCTTGTACTTCATGGGCAAAAAACCCATCCACTGTTTTCGACGGTTCACTCTTCCAATTGAATCGATAAGGTTTTAATTGTTTTAATCTTGTTATACCATCTGTAATCAATACTTCATTTTCTTTTAATCTATAATCACTAGATGTGAAATAACTCAAACTATCACTAGTATTTCTTTTTATACCACCTTGGAAAACATTCGCATGATCTCTTACGTCTAAAGGCCAATATTGATGGTCTGCGCTAGAGCTAGTTTTTATAGCTGCAACATTGTCACCTAGACCTGAAACTAAAACAGTATTATTTGAATTATTAATGTAATAATTAGCTCCGTTAGTCAACTGATTATTATTCGTGACATTCGTTGCGCTTGCAGCTATACCATCAAGCTTATTCTTAAGAGTTGTAGTGAAATTATTATCTGTCTGAGAAGCTACTACGAAATCAAGAGTCCCGTCTGTATCGTCATAAGTAACCGTTATGCCTGTCTCTGTGTTTCCTGTAATCATCCCGCCGACATAATCCTGGACTTGCTCTTCTGTTAAAGTTGATGTAATAAAACCGGCCCCGTTTGTTAACTGATTTGTATTAGTAACATTCGTTGCACCACTAGCAATACCAGCTAATTTATCAAATTGTTCATCGCTCATTAATCCCCAATTATCCGTATCAGCTAAGGTCAAAGAGACATTATCTCCAGTACTAGAAGTAATTATATAAGAACTTCCGCTAACTGTTTTTCCTAAATTTGTTGTTCCTCCTCCTCCGCTAACATCGGCCCATTCCATGCCATTTGATGTGTACTTTAAATATTTATCTGTACTAGGCGCGTTATGTATATCTAATTTCGACTCTGAAATTGTGTCATCTAGAATTTTGACATTTGTGATTGCATTATTATCAATAGTCCAAGTAGCACCGGACGAACTAACCGTAATATCGCCTTTATCTCCATCTGAGACGCTTGGGCCTTGTGCTCCTGCTGCTCCTGTCTCACCTTGAGGACCGGCTGTAGTAACTTGAACAGTTGAGGCCGTATCTGTTAAAATTTCGACCGTGTTTTTTTGCTCGGTAATATTAACTGAAGTCATGATGTGTACCCTTCGTTAGCTGTAATTTTTCCAGTAAGCCAAAAGTCGCTATTGCTTCCGGTCGTTAATTTCAAATCATAGTAAGCCGTTTTAGGTAAAATACTTGTTTGAGTATCCGTTAGGCTTAAAGTAATTGCACCTGTTGAAGTATTAGTAATTGTGCAAGTAATATCAACATGTTTTTTAGTACGCTCTTGGTTCCAAATTTGAGAACTTGCTGTATAGCCGCTAAGGTTAACGGCTGAACCGGTTGAATCCTTTAAAACAATAGGTTGGATCCAGTCGCTCCGCCTGTAAAGCGTAATATTAAAAGTACCCGGATTAATTGACATTTTAATTTTCTACTATGCCTACATAGTACCAAGTCTTATGATTTTTTGTCTTTTGATTTAGTTAGTTCTTCTTCTTTTAAACGCAACAATGCCTCTTTGATTGCTTCGGCTTGCAAAGAATTTACCCATATTAAAAAGGAAGGGCGGGGCCGGTTGATGTAGGTAGCTTTATATCAGGGACAGGTATCAGCTTTGTAATTTGATTTGTCAAATAAGCTTTTGCTTTAACTTGGTTGGTTGGGTTCTTAGCGTAGAAATAAAGACCCGCGCCACCTGCTAGCACTCCCACTATAAAGACCGAGTTAGCAATAACAAGGACATTAATAACTTTTTTCATAGCTTCAATTGTTGCTACGCCTTAATAGTACTTATAATTTAACTAAAAAGTATGTTTGAAGATATATGGAAAGAAGCCTTGCTTAAGGCCGCGCCAATAATGATTATGGTTATAGTTTTTTCAACATTGGCTTTATTACCTGCGTATCTAATGACAGGGATATTAATTAAACAGCAACAGGGTCAACAACAGTCGATTCAGGTTGATCTAGCGCGTCAAGTTCATTAAGACCAAGGTACACCAACCTTTTCAGTCGGAGTATTAACTAAATCAATTTTAGTTTTTAAGCCGTTTTCTATTGCTGTAACTTCTGTTGCACCAACAGCGGCCTTAACCCATTCCAAGCACTTAGCAGCGGTCAACGAATCATACGCGACGAAATCAGAAGGCAGAGAACTAGGCTCAGTAAATTCAACTTGTCCTGTGGCTCTTGCTTTCTCTGTGCTCCCGTCCATGCCTTTGACTCTGTAAACCAAAGTTTTCACAAATCCATTTGACACGTTTGCAACCATTTGAGACTCATTGATTTCCCACGTATAAGAAATAGCCATTGTTAAAAACCTTTTAGAAATAGTTTAATACGTTTAAGCAGTAGGGTTAGCAATAAGTTTTTCAAGCACTTTTAAAGCTCCTTGATCTTCCATAATTGGTTGCGTTAAAGCTTGCCCCTCTTCTTGTAGCTTTTTGATTTTTGCTTGTATCTCTTGAACTTTGGCAATATTAGAATCTAGCCTTGATTTAACTGTTGTTAGTTCCTCTTGAGGTGTTGGCATGTTAATTAACTCCAAGGAATAAATTGTTGTAAGCCGTATTGAACAGCTACGAGTTTTGTTTCACTACCAGTAAAGGTAATGGCTTCTTGAGCTATACCTATAATCATAGAAGGATTAGCAGTAGCTTTTTGTCCTATACCTGCAGTAGCAGAAGAACAAATACCATCACCTACCTCGATGTTTCCACCAGCATTATTAACAAGGATATGACCATCACCTAAGACTAAGGCTTGATGTTCGTTTGTTTGATTATCTGGACCACCATTCATTGATGAACCATATGCACCTAATACTTTTCTAGAATTAGCTGATTGAGTTTTTTGTACTTTATATCTAATTCCTCTTTCAGTATCAGATCCGTTTTTCTGAGTGTATTCGATGCTTATCGTTTCTAATAATGTGCCGTATGGATAGGCGTTAGAGTTATCTGAAGGGTTTTCAGAATCAGGAACAATGCAAGGGTGATAGGCTGTAAATGTTCCATAAGTAACCGTACCTCCACTAAATGTTATATAACCTTGAGTAGTACCATTTCCAGTTAAAATAGCTACAGCATAGTTAGTACCAGAACCATCATCTGCACCACATCGCAGTTGAAGACCATATCTATTCGCATCATTACCATCATTCTGTATGTCAGCGATGAAAGTACCACCATCGTTCCCGCCTATTTGTCCTCGACCATGAATTAATGCTCCCTCGGAGGTTGTGGAAAACTTCTTAACATTGTCGTAATAGAGTTCTACTTGGGCGTTAGGTTTAACAACAACTCCATCCTCGCCGCCATACGGCTGTAAATTTATATCCCCTCCAGCAGATTGTCTTATATTTAATTCACCAGTTGAATTATATAGCCACGAATCCGTTCCATTATGGTAGATTTGTAGATCATCATCCGTACCACACCTAATACTTGCTTGATCAGCTAATTTTATCTGTGCATAACTACCAAATTCAAGTGCATTATCTGATCTATCCCAGACCATATCTCTTCCAGCCGTTGCACCATCAAAAGTTACATCCTCGTTAAAAGTGCTTGCAGATGATATTGATAATCCCCCTGTTGTTGTGAATAAAGTTATCCAAGAGTTATTAGCTGAATTTCTAAGCTTGATTACGTTGTTTGTAGTATCGGCCCATAACATATAAGCGTAGGTTGTAGAAGGCGCTGACGAGCCGCTATTTATGCTTACGCTTGCCGCTAATGCGTTATTCAAATCCGCCCTAAACGCTGAACCTGATTGGTTAGCAATTACATAATCATGTTGAGCCATTTAAGTAACCTCTTTACCTGTGCCGTTGGCGGAATAATGGAATTGGCGGCTCACATTAGATCCGCTGCTATTCTTGAATAATACTTGAAAATTAGTCCTAGTCACGTTTGTTATTGCGACGTAATCACCTGTTGCCATATCTAAAGCCGTAATATTTACCTGTGGCACTGCATAAAACGCATTCGGGAATGTTGCCGTATAAGTGCTTGTTCCAGATGTTAAAGGCCCGGCGCTTTCGTTATGTTGCTGTAATAATGCCGTAACTCCTAATTGATCAATTGCAATATTTTCTCTTTGCTCTCCCGACGTAGCAACGACCTTAAATTGAACATGCCTTGCTCTTATCAAAATAGAATTAAATACGATCCAATCGCTATAGGTTGGTGAACTTGCATCAGTGCTATATCTAAATAATAAGTCAGCATCAGGATCGCCAATCACATCATCAATCGTTGCAAGTGAATCAATCAAAGGTAAATCATCCCAAAAGTTACCAGGGTTAAATGCAAGCGTCGTAAATTTCGATCTTAAATTGACATCAAACACACCACCAAGATCTAAAGCACCGCCAAACGTATATTCACCCGACGCCTTAACACCGCCTAAAGCATCAATAGATGTCCATGTATCAATGTTGTCAGTAATTGAATCTATATTTTCACCATTGGCAAGTATCAACGCATCACGTTCAACGTTGTAAAGCATATTGGTTAAATTTCCTTGAAACTTCGGAGTGGTACTAGATTCTTCAAAGGTTAATGAAACATCAGCCGCAGGGCTTCCCGTTACTCTCACGACGTTTCTTTGCTCGGCTTCTGCCTGCGCTGTTTGAACAATTGTTGCCACGCCTGTCGACTCATTACCCGTATCATCTTTTGCTTTTAATAAATAAGTACCAGCTTTAAACGGCACAACTTTCCTTGTTTGACTACCAGCCGCCGCAGGTACAAGAGTTGTTGAATTTGCCCATGTTGCGCCGCTTGTTCGTGGGGTGTGCCTAATTAATATTGACCCGCCTAATTTCACATCTAAATCAGGGTGTTGTGTCCATGCAAGCTCCGCACTTTGACTATTTACTACGTTTAGGTAGGCACCTGATACATCAGCAGGGGGGGCCGTTTTACCAAAGGCCGTAATACTAAGTGTTGATGGATTTGTTGACGACTGAAGGATTGCACTAAGAGAAAAAACCCTTACTTGATAAGTACCCGCCGAAGTATCTAAAATTTCAAAGTCTGGTCTTGTAATTCGTACCGTTTTCCAATTGTCGTTAGCACTCCCTTTTGTCCATTGAACCTCGTATTGCGAAACTCTAGGTTCTGCGTTCCAACTAACATTAATTTTTGCCAGTGCTAAACCATTGCTTTCATATAAAACTTCATTTGCAACAAGACCACTAGGAGAATTAGGAATTTCATTTAATACAGATATGGACCTTTCAGGTAAGGTTGAACCGTCTTCGATATATGTATATTTTGAATCTGAATAAGTTAAACCTGTAACGGTATAAATAGAGCCTTCCTGTTCTGTCACATTAATAACGCGCCATTGAGTCGTTTTTACTGAATCATTTTGTAAAACCCAAACAGAATTAGGATTAGGCGCCGAAGAATAAGCGCTAGAAACTGTTATAACTGCGCCCGATATTCCGCTAACTGTTTTACTTTCTACCGTTCCATTTGGAAGTATCACCGAAAGTGTTGGGTTGCCTGTTGTTGGTAAATCTGTTGCCGCCGTATCATCAACCGTAACTTGTGTTGTTGTTGCTGTTTTTATTTGCCCGCCTCTTCTTACTCCAGCCTTAACAGGATCAGCAACTTCTATTACTTGCCCCGGTCTGCATATAATCCCAGCCGCTAAACTTGTTTGAAAACTTACGGTCTCAACTTGATAATTATCCGCATACAGAATAGCCCTCCCCATTCTTGCAGCTTGCCCCCTAGAAGTACATCCAAAGGCTCTAATATCTTTTGAGATTTGGCCATACTTTGCGCTTAATGTTGTATCTTCTACCGTCTCCCAATCCATATCTTGTGAATCATTATTGAAATACGAAACATTAACAATCGTATGACGGCTTTTTATATCACTACCGCTATAACTGAAGCCACCTTCTAATACATTTGCAAGGGTAAATAAATAGGCAGGATCGGCGGCCTTATCTTGTGAAATTGTTAAACTTCCCGTACTCCAATATGGCATGACGCGCATAACAGAACATAGGTTATTAATCAAGTCATAAGCTTGCTCTTGCGTTTGTATATAGGCGTTACAACTAAAGCGAGGTTCAAAGGCACCTTCTCCATTATCAACGCTTGTTGACGCATAACTAGAGGCAGCATAAAACGCCCATTTATCAAGTTGACTTGCGGTTATATGATCACCTAGTCCGAAAGTGCTATCTATAAGTAATTGATGTAATATCCATGCCGGGTCAGATGTCCATTCAGGGTTAGTTTTAAACGTTCCATTCCATGCGCCTGAATAACTAATAGCTCCCGTAGTTGCGTTTACTGTTCCATTCGCAGGTATTGGTACTTTTATACCTTTAATCCTGAACATTCTTTGTGGTACTTGCGGAAATTGTTCTGCATCAAAACGAATACCAGAATGTGCAATTTGGTCATAAGATCTTTGCGTATCTATTAATTCTGTGTAGCCTTGAAATTGGAAAGCATCGACTAATTTTGCATCAGTACTATCTGCGGTAACTCTTTCAACTTTTACATTTATTGTTGTCCAATCTGTATTAGTTGCGTCGAAATTTATCCTGTAATCTCTTTGATATAAACTCGAAGTTTTTCCCGTTACAGTATCATCAATAATTACCGCATAACCGCCTGAATTGCTGCCGCCTGTATATTCCAAAGATATTTTTAATCGAACAGAAGAACCCGTAATATTTCCATCATCTTCAAATTTTTGCAGAACAGGAAAAGCAACAGTGACACGAATAGCAGTTACATTTTGATTTGTAATTGATCTAATTACCGGGGCGCTAGTTGTAACCACAACGCCAACACCTTTAACAGTTTCTTGGTCAGGTATGCCGGGAATATATGTCTGTGGGTTTGTTCCAAATCTGGGGTCAAAGGTTACATTTTGAAAGTTATAATCACCCTCCTCAACATTTGCGGGATCTGCGTTTTGTCTTAAAACTGAAGTGCCATTTAAGAAAACATCTTTTAATGCTGCGCGGGTATAATTCGCTGTTCCTCTTGTATAACCATGAGCTATTGCCGAGGGGAAACCTTCAATCTCACCTTCTGATAAGACGTCGATAAAAGTTGCAAATTGCTTACTGCTTAAAGTGTCGCTTGGTTGCGTTGCCTTACTAACGCCTCGATCTAAGGGGGTTAAAAATGGATCGCTCATGCCTGCCCCTCAACTTGTACGGTGTCAACACCTGCTGAAACAACAATCGAACCACAGAAGACTTGACCAAACGCTAAAGGTAATGCAGTACCAACCCGTGACACTTGTTGTATTCCACTAAAAGCAAAGTTTTGATTAGATGGATTGTTAATGCTTGCAATATTGGGTGGAGCTGGGGGCGGAAATAATAATTGTGACGCACCACTTAAAGCAAAAGAAATACCGATACTTGTTGAAATTGCGCCTAATGTTGTTGCACCTATAGCTGTACCTGCTAAAGCCGGAGCTAAATAAGGCGCTGCGATGAATGCCGCCGCTATAACAAATTTACCAATTGTAGATTTAAAGAAATTTCCCGAACCTGTTGCTACTGGAATAATTTTGATGTCTTGGCAACCACTAGGATCGTTCAACTCATCTTCGCCAATATCATATTCACCAACTTTTACTTTATAAACCTGTCCACTAATATGTTTTTCTAACTCAGGCCAATTAGCAAGTAAAAAACGCATTGCCTCACCTGCACTATTAACATCAGCTAAAAAAGTACGAAACCCTAAGAACCTTGCAAGTCGTCCATAAACCTTAATTCGTTTCAACATGTCGGTACCTCTTCTTAGTTAATTTTATTAGATCTTCGTCGTATAACTCTCTACAAGATAGCTTTCTTATGCAGTGATGGAGTATTTCTTGATTTCCAATATATAAAGCAACGTGGTCAAGATTGTCATTTGCTAGTAAGACGTCGCCATATTGCAACTCTTCTTCTTCTTTTAATTCCCTAAATCCTGATTCTGTTAACACTCTTTCAAAATATGGATCATCAATAAATTCTTTAAGTGTTTTAGGTCTAGGCCATCTTTTAAATACAATTCCCTTTTCTATCCGAAACCAATCATCAATCAAAGTCCAACAATCTTGTACCGCCCATATCCAACGACGACCAATTAATTTATTTGGTTTATATCCCGTTGGTTTAAAGCTATTGATTGCCTTTGTGTTCGGGTCGATAATATGCCACGGTAAACCCAAATGTTCACAACTAACTAGATCGTTTTCACTTGCTTTTACTCCGCCTATCGGGTGTGAATGAATCAAACTTATAATTTCCCCGGTGTCTTCACAATCAGCCCAGTCATCAGGATTTAAAACAAAATAATCACCCGGCTTTTCTGCCAAATTTTCACAAGGCCAATAAGTTTCTTTCCCTTTAATAATCGCAACAAGGCCGCAGGATTCTTTCGGTAATTCTTGTTCTGCGTGTTTAAACGCTGCCTCTTTCCAAGTCATTTCAACGTACCAAGAGCAGGGAATAAAACCCGCGTACATACTCTTTTCGGTATCTTGCAATTAGCTAAATCAAGTGCAGACGCTAATTCAAACGTGACCATATCTCTATTCTCTGAAATCTTCCTAGTTATCGTAAATATTTCTCTTGGAAATTCTGCGTTAGGGTCAGGCGTTCCATAAGGATTTACACCACCTAAAAAGTTATTTGCATCAAGGTATTTTGCAAGAGTCCTAATTCTGTAAAATTTAGCGCCACATAAGTCGTTGTTGGCCGTTGTATCGTTCACCGTTTGCATTAAGCTTGTTATCGTTCCGAAGATATTTGACACCTGCAGGGTTGGTCTTGGCATCTGTTTTGATTCATAGCTAAAACCATCGGCCTGTATCGGAAATCTTGTATAAGCGTTAGACCTCCAATAAATTTCACCATTGGCATTAAGACTACTTCCAGAATGAAAACGCCAAATATTGTCCTGTCCGTGGATTTCTTGTATTAAATGAATTTCAAATAATTCGATAACTGCGCTAGGCGCTGCGGTTTGCAAAGAGCTAATTATTGCCGCAGATGTATAAACCTTTAAAACAACAGAATCATTCGTTGTAGGCGTGAGAGTAAAAGTACCGCCGATTGAAATTGTTGAATTAGATATGGCCGTTACTGTTGCAGTTTCCGCCGTTCCGTCTGCCCTAACAATTACGACTTCAGTTGTACCTACTATTTCAACATCATTTATATTTGTATTGCTTGTCGTAACCGTTGTTGTTGTTCCCGCGGTTACTGTTCCTTCATATTCTGTTGGTTCTTGTATTGCAGGCGTTCCCGTTGTTGTGCCTACATAATTATCTGGGGTGAAATACCCCGTAAGAATATAAGAAGACATTTACTTAAGTCTTAATACACCAAGGCATCTGAATGTTTTTAGGTCTTGTCTCGTTTCCTCCGTCTTTACCTGATAAACCTTTATTTGGTTCATTGCCTGTAATCTCAGTCAAGCCTGCAAGAGAATATTCATAATTAACGTTGCTAGTACCTCCCCGACCACTAGTTTTTAAGAATGGGGTGTTGTCATCAAGTAATACTGAACCGCCTTCACTGCCAGCAGGGGTCGTTCTCGACAAATTGTGTCTATGTTCTTTCTTTTCATCGGTTTGTTTAGTACCAACATTGTCGCCTGTTGTGCTATCGCCTCTATTTGTTCTTGATGCAGCATCTGGGTCATTACCTGCGCCATGATCCCAACCCCTTATAAATTGACCTCTTAAATCTGGAATATTAAACGTGCTTGATCCGTCGCCTGTGCCGTAATACGTGCCGATAGTGCTAAACAAATCAGCGTAAGTTGTCCTGCTAATTGCTGCACCATTACATTCCAACCAACCGCTAGGAATCGTCGAATGAGCAAAAGCCATCACAAAACCCGCAGGCACTAAATACCCTAAGTTTGTATCCATTTCTGTATGCGTTAGAGCTGAACCTTTCCCGGCTCTAGTAACGATGCTCATGGTTCCGCTACCTCTTTAAATGTTGCGCTTAATGTATTTAGGTTATACGCATCCATAGTAATATTCCATTCTTCACAAATGAACTTACTTTGATTCGCTCCCGTAGTGGGTGGTGTCCAATCAAAAGAAGTCACACCCTTTTTATCTTCTAAGAAAGAATTAATTGCTGCTACGTCTGAATCTGTACGATTAGCAAATTTAAGTCTCCAATTTTTTAAGTCGGTATGTAATCCAAACGAAACGGCTTGTCTGTAACCGTCGCCTAGTTGTGAAACCCTTGTTCGGGGTCTACTTGTTTGTGCGGCTGAAAAATCAGGGGTATAAGAAAAGGTTGCCATTATGCGGTAAGTAATCCTCCGGGGCGTCTTTGCTTGATTAGCTCAGACTGAACAGCAATTGAAATTAATCGGCCTAGTTGATTTGCTTGTTGATCATTACCTTGCACATCAGTACCGGAGGCATCGACATTAACAACAACAGAAGTATTTCCGCCTAATTGATGATTTGGTGTTATGTTGCCGCTTGTTTTTGGTGTAAATATTTCCGGGCCTCTTTCTCCTACTAAATAAGAACTACCACCACGAACAGGGCCGCCCCTTGCTTTGGCGCCTGCAATAGCAGGGGTGTTTGTTGGTACTGTTGGCCCTTTAAATAAACCACCGATAAAGCTGCTTAACGGGCCTGTTATTGATTGCTGTATTTGGATACGAATCATATCTTTAATAATGCTATTTGCTAAATCTCTAAATGAAAGTTTTCCAGTCATTACAAAATTTACTAAGGCGTCTTCCATCCCTTTAATTCCTTTAATCACCACATCAGCCATTGATTCTTGTATGGATTTAATACCATCTTTAAAAGTCTTTAATTTAGCTTGCATTTGTTGACCAAAAGTTAAAGACAATTGAGTTTCGGCACCTTTCCCCGACTCTGTAACCGAATCAATTCCTTCTTTTAAGCTATTGGGATCACCATTAATTATTATTCTTAATGTGTTTATGTCCTCTTCCGCTTGTTTCCACGTATCGGTAAAACCTTTCTTCATTATTTCCATTGCTTTTTTAAAATTACCTTGACTTATTTCCCCTGTGATTTCTGCTAAATCTTTGATAGATCTAAACAAGAATCTAACGGCTGCAATTGTCGCAAATGCTGAAGAGGCAATAATTTTAAAACCAGCATCGACGGCATCAAATAACTCCTCTAATTTTGGTTGATCCTTTAAAAAATCTTCAATTAATAAAGCAAAAGTATTTAACGTAGGTAATAAATTATCAACTAACTGTAAATTTGCACCCTGAAAACTAAAACCTATTCTTGTCATCGTATCGTTAAAATCTTCCGCGTTTCTTGCGAAATCTCCTGATAATTCATAATTAAATTGTTTTATCCCTTCGGCTCCCATATTTAAAAAGGGTATTAATGAAGCACCTGAACGCCCTAGTATCTCCATTGCTATTGCCGCTTTTGTTGCGCCGTCTGGTAAATCGGCAAATCTATCTGAAATTTCGCCTAATACCTGCTCACTACTTTTTAATGTTCCATCTGTATTCCTTACACTTAAACCTAAATCGTCAAACGCATCTTTATAGGTAGCAACGCCCTGATCAGCTTCGCGCATTGATTGAGCTAATCGCCTTAATCCTTTGTCTATTGTTTCCTGTTCTACTCCCGCTAACTTTCCAGCATTAACGTATGCCATCAATGTGTTAGACGCTATGCCCGTTTGGGTGCTTAGTTTTCCAAAGCTATCGCCTGTATCAACGGCGTTTTTAACCATTCCAGCGAACGCGCCGCCACCTAATGCAATACCTAAAGCAGCAAAACCTTTATTAACACCCCTAAGACTTAAACCAACATTTTTTAATTTCCCTTGTAACCCTTGCATGGAGTTACCCATCTTTTTGATCGCTGCCGAACCAGATGTTTTAGCTGCAATTAATAAATTAAATTTAGCCGCCATTATTTTTTACCC